TCAATTAACAGACAAAATACCTATGGATTGATTTCCAAACTAAATTATGATGTAAATGATGATTTAGAGGTACAAGTCGGTATTGATTGGAGAACTGCTGGTATCGAACACGCCCGTGAGGTTCGTGATTTACTTGGTGGAGACTACTATGTAGACTTTGCTGATGATAACGCACCTGATGGTAAGAAAGTTGGGTTAGGTGATATTATCGCTTATCACAACGAAACTACGGTTGATTGGTTTGGTGCTTTCCTACAAGGTAAATACGACATACAGAAGTTCAACCTTTATGGTATGGGTGGAATATCTACTATTGGATACTCTTACTTAGACCATTTTGCAGTTGATGCTTCTAAAGTTGTTGCTGATAACATTACTACTTTTCAAGTGAAAGGTGGTGGTGTATTCAATCTTGATGATAGAATGTCAGCATTTGCTAATGTTGGATATGTTGAAAAACCACCGATTTTGGATAATGTAATTGCCTATGATGGTACAGTCGCTTCTAATCCAGACAATGAGAAGTTTCAAAGCTTTGAAGTTGGTGGAAAATACGCAAGTGATTTGGTTAATCTTAAAGGTAGTTTCTATAACACTCAATGGAAAGATAGAAACCTTACAAAATCTGTAGAAACAGGTCAAGGTGATTCAGGTGATACTGATATTATTTATCTAAAGGGTGTGAACCAAAGTCATACTGGTGTTGAAGTTGAAGCAAAAGTTGCATTACATGAAATGGTGGATGTTGACTTTGTTTTCAGCAAAGGTGATTGGTTCTTTGATGGTGACGCAATAGGTGATTATCAAGAAATGGAGTATAATGAAGAAGGTCAGGTCGTAGGACAAATGACTACTCAATATACTTATGCTCTTAATGAGTTGAAAGTTGGAGATATGCCACAAACTGCTTATGTTGGTGGTTTGACATTGAAACCAATTGAAGGACTAAGTATCCAAGGACTATACAAAATGTATGATGACAATTACGCTGATTGGAGTCCTGATGCTCGTGAAGTTGATGGTGAAGAAGATAGAGCTCAAGTATGGAAAGCCCCAGGTTATTCCAAACTTGATTTACATCTATCATACAAACTACCACAAATCGCTGGTTATGATATGACATTATCTGCACATTTATTTAATGCGCTTGATGATGTTTATGTACAAGATGCTGTTGATAACAGTAAGTACAATGGGTATGGTGACAAAGTTCACGCTGCTCATAATGCCGAAGTATTCTTGGGTACACCAAGACACTTCAATGTTGGCCTATCGGTCAATTTCTAAAATGGTAATTTGGGGGCTTGAAATATAGCCCCCATTTTATTTTAAAAAAAAGCTTGACATCTATATGGTTTTATGGTTAAATTTACATATCGAAAATGGGGATTTTATAATCTAAATGTATCAGAATATTTGGTCTGAAAAACGAGCGAATAATCAAGTAGAAGTTCATCTTTGGGATGATGTAGCTGGTTATCAGAATTTTATATATAAAAATTATGCTTATGTTAAAGATGGTGGTGGGCAATATCGTTCCATCTATGGAGATAAGTTAAAAAAGGTTAATTATTGGACAGAAGAGGATTTTACGAGTGGTAGAGTATTTGAATCTGATATACCATTAGATACTCGTATTTTAATTGATAGATATCCTGATTCTGATGAACCATCCAAAAATCACCGTGAGTTGTATTTTGATATTGAGGTTGAAGTTACAGATGGTTTCCCAATGCCAGAAGAAGCTAAGAATAAAATCACTTCTGTCGCACTTTATAACAATATAGATGAAGAATATAAAGTTTATGTATTAGGTAACAACCAAAACTTCAGGAGTAATGATAAAAAAATATCCACTTCACGAAAAAATGTATTTATTTTTGATTCGGAATATGAATTGTTACGGGCGTTGATGAAGTATTGGATGGATTTTAAACCAACTATAGTTACGGGTTGGAATAGTGATAATTTCGATATACCTTATTTGTATAATAGATTAGCTCAAGTTATGGGTTTGGAAGTAGCTAATGCTCTTTCACCAATAGGTAAAGTTGTGTATAATCAGAACAAAAAGAGATATAGAATAGCTGGTGTTAGTTCGTTGGATTATTTGGAGTTGTATAAGAAATTCACTTATGTCAATAGGTCTAGTTATCGATTGGATTATATAGGTCAGATAGAAGTTGGTATGGGTAAGGTTGAGTATGAAGGTACATTAGACCAATTATTAGAAAATGATATTGAAAAGTTTGTTGAATATAATTTAGTTGATGTTAAGATTATTGTAGCATTGGAAAAGAAGTTAAAGTTAATTGATTTGGCTAAGGCTGTATCACATATGGGTAGGATACCTTATGAAGAAGTTTACTTTAGTTCTCGATACATTGAAGGTGCTATGTTGACTTATTTGAGAAGTCTTGGTTTAGTTGCTCCAAGTAAAAGACATAATGCTAAATACGATGATTCTGCTGGTAGATTTAGTGGTGCTTATGTGAAAGATCCAACTCCAGGTAGGTATGAGTGGGTATTTGATTTAGATTTAACTTCTATGTATCCATCCACTATTATGACACTCAATATATCACCCGAAACAAAGATAGGTAAAATTGAAGGTTGGGATGCTGAAGAATTTTTAAAAGAAGAGGAAAAGACATATACAGTTAGAAAGGGTGAAAAGATAATTCGTAGATTTTCTACTGGTGAGTTGAAAGATTTCTTTAGTAAGAATGAGGTGTCTATATCTTCAAATGGGATATTGTATCATTTGGATAAAAAAGGTATCATACCTGCAATACTTGAGAAGTGGTTTAATGAAAGGGTGGAGTATAGAGGTTTGGCAAAGAAGTATGGTAAAGAGGGTAATGATGAGTTACATGGTTATTTCGATAGAAGACAATATGTTCAGAAGATTCTCTTAAATAGTTTCTATGGGGTATTGGGTTTGACAGTCTTTAGGTTTTATGACATAGATAATGCTGAGGCTACCACTACTACAGGTGTGAAGTTAATCCAATTCACAGAGAAGATTGCCAATTATTATTACAATCAGAGTTTAAAAACTAAAGAGGATTATTGTATCTATACTGATACTGATTCGGTTTTCTATTCTGCCATACCATTGGTTAAACAGAGATTTCCTAATGCAGATTTGAGTGATGATAAGTTTATGACTAAACAGATATTAGAAATTGCTGATGAGGTACAGAGTTATATTAATAAGTCTTATAATTATTTTGCTCAGAAGTTTTTAAATGTAAGGGGTGAACATAGATTTGATATTAAGCAAGAAGTTATTGCTAAGTCTGCCTTTTGGGTTACTAAAAAGAGATATGGTCAATGGATTATTAATGATGGTGGTTTGGAAGTAGAGAAACTTGATGTTAAGGGTTTGGATATTGTAAGGAGTTCATTCCCACCAGCATTTCAAAAGTTTATGACCAATGTATTAAAGGCTATTTTACATAACATTGAGAAAGATAAGATAGATGAGTTTATATTGAAGTTTAAAAAGAGTTTAGATTCCAATGATATTGTTGATATATCACTACCAAGTGGAGTAAAGGGAATTAAGAAATATTCACAAAAAGGTAAGGGTAAGGATATGTTTACCACAATGAAATCTGGAGCTCCAGTACATGTAAAGGCTTCGGTTTCTTATAATGATTTATTAAAACATTTTAAAGCTAATCACTTAGAACCTATTAGAGACCATAGTAAAATTAAATGGGTGTATTTAAAGAACAATCCATATCAATTGGATGCTATTGCATATAAAGGTTATGACGATCCTGAAGAAGTGATGGATTTTATAGAGAAATATATAGATAGGGATAAATTATTTGATAGGGCATTAACAAAGAAGATAAAGATGTTTTATGATGCTCTGAGTTGGGATATGCCTGTAGATAAAGAAAATACAGTAGAAAGATTTTTTTAGTTGACAAATTGAAAAAAAATGTGTAAATTAACAAAATATAAATCATAGGAGATTATATGAATAAACTATCATTGAATTCTTTCATCCAAAAATACCATCTTGGTGGGAATGTAAATTCCGTCAAATGGAATTCAGATGGAACTAAACTTTCAACCAGATTTATATCAGGTGATAAGAGTTTGCTTGGTGAACTTACTTTAGGTAAACAAAAATTACCTGAATTTGAAGTCGGCGTATATGACACTTCTTTATTGCAAAAGATGTTATCAACACTTTCTGATAGCGTGAATTTTAAAATAAATGAAGTAGATGGAGAACCAGTAAATTTTAACTTTTCTGATTCATCACTTTCTGTAGATTATGTGTTGGCTGCAACTGGTGTTATACCTGATGTACCAGAAATGAAAAAGATGCCTGAATTTGGTACTTTGTTGAAATTGGATTCACAATTCATCAATTCTTTTATTAAGGGTAAAGCTGCTTTATCAGATGTGGAGACTTTTGCAATTACACCTGTTAAGGGTGGGGTTGAAGTAACAATTGGATATTCTGATATGAATTCTAATAGGATTAGTATTGCTGTACAAAGTGGTGCTGTTGATCTTGAGAATCCTGTTATATTCAATGCTGATTTATTTAAGGAAGTGTTGAGTGCTAACAAAGAGTGTTCTAAAGCTACATTGAATGTATCTGCTAAAGGGCTTGCTTTTGTTGAGTTCAAAATTGATGACTTTGTTGCTAAGTATTATTTAGTATCACAACAAACTACATAGTATGAGTTCACATGGATTATGGGTTGAAAAATATCGCCCAAAAGACCTATCAACTTATGTAGGTAATGAGAGTTTAAAAACTAAAGTTGCTAGATTTATAGAGGAGCAGAATGTACCACATCTGCTCCTTTATGGAAAGGCTGGTGGTGGGAAGACAACTCTTGCGAAGATAATAACCAATAATGTAGAGTGTGACTATCTCTATATTAATGCTTCGGATGAACGAAACATAGATTTGGTTAGAGATAAGTTAAAGACATTCGCTTCTTCGGTTGGTTTTAAACCAATGAAGATAGTGATATTGGATGAGGCTGATTATCTAAATCCAAATTCTGCTCAACCAGCGTTGAGGAATCTGATGGAAACATTTTCTTCACATTGTCGGTTTATATTGACTTGTAATTATGTTGAAAAGATTATCGATCCTTTACAAAGTAGATGTCAAACATATAAGATAATACCACCGAGTAAGAAAGAAGTTGCATTACATTCTAAAAATATTTTAGAAGAAGAGGGTGTCAATTTTAATTTGGATGATTTAGCATTGATAGTTACTGCTGGTTATCCAGATTTACGAAAGGTTATTAATGATTTGCAAAGACAATGTATTGATGGAGAGCTTAGAGTTGATAAGGAAGGACTTTTAAACAATGAGTTCAAGTTGTTATTCATTGAGTCTTTGAAGAATCGTGATGATATAAGAACAATAAGAAAAATGGTAGCTAATAATAATTTTACAGATTTTACAGAACTATTTAGATTGATGTATGATGAAGTGGATAACTTTGCTGGTGATAGGGTTGCTGAAGCTATAGCAGAGATTTCAAATGGATTATATCAAGATGTTTTAGTACCAGATAAAGAGATTAATTTTATTGCTACTGTGTCAAATATGATAAGGAAAATATAATGAGTACAAAACCAATGAAACCACTTCCTAAACAAAAAGTTCAAGTTGATTTGAGTGATGCTGAAACTATGACTTGTAATGAATGTAATAATAAAATTTTTATACAAGGTTATGTGGTAAAAAAGATATCGGCAATTATGTCACCAACTGGTCAGGAAGTTATCGCACCCGTACAAGTATTTAATTGTGGGAATTGTGGTGAAATTCTACCATTGGGTGATTTAGATGAACTTATTTAAATGGATTAATGAACTTTTTGTTGGTAAGAGGGATTGGGACTCTTTTACTGATGATGATAAAAAGTCTTTTAGTCCTTTTATGATTAATAGATATTTGAGTATGAAAGAGGATTATTTACCAATAGTCAATCACTTTCAGAAATTCACAATTGGAACAATGCCACATAGTGCTGTGTACCGATTCTATTGTAACCTTTTACCGAAGGGGAAAGAATATTTAAAATATATTAGTGGCAACAAAAGAAAAGTGAATAAAGATTTGATTGGCTATTTGGTAGATTATTTTGAGATAAGCACCAATCAGGCTTTAGATTATTATGATTTATTGAGTAAAGATGATTTGAAATCCATAGTAAGAGAATATGGTAAGTCTAAAAAAGAAATGAAATCCATGGGGTTAAAATGATAATGAAAATACTACGGACAATATGTTGGCCGTTAATAAAATTAAAAGAATGGACAGACCCAAACTATTGGGCTAGTAAAGTAGGTGAGAGTAGTGGTCTATATGATAAGGCTAGAAACTCTAAGACTCGTCAATGGGCTGATAGTTTAGAAGGTTGGAAATGGTGGGCATGGCAATTGGGTGGTGGTTTAATAGGTGTAGTTGTAATAGAGTATCTACTTAATATGATTGGCATGACTATGTTACCTTGGAGATAAAAATGAAGTGTTTAGTTACAGGTGGTGCAGGGTTTATTGGTACTAATCTAATAAAGAGATTATTAAAAGATGGACATAGAGTTGTTAGTTTAGATAACTATTCTACTGGTAAGAAGGAAAATGAAGTGGAAGGTTGTCAATACTTTGATGTTGATCTATCAGAAGTAAAGTATTATTCGTTTTTTCAAGATAAGCCAGATGTTATATTTCATTTAGCCGCACTATCCCGTATTCAACCATCATTTGACGATCCCGAACAAACATTTAAATCTAATCTATATTCCACTGTTAATATAATGGAAGATGCGAGACGAAACAAAATACCTGTGGTGTATGCTGGAACTTCTTCTGTACATGGGGATAAGTATATCAATCCATATACATTTACAAAATGGCAGGCTGAAGAGATAGTTAAAATGTATAGTGAGTTATTTAATATACCGAGTTGTATCTGTAGATTTTATAATGCTTATGGTCCATACCAAGCAACTGAGGGTGCGTATTGTAATGTGTTGGGTATATTTGAAAGGCAATATAATGATGGAGAGCCATTGACAATTACGGGTGATGGAGAACAAAGAAGAGATTTTGTGGATGTGAGAGATATAGTGGATGGTATGGTTAAGTGTATGGAAGCAATGCATGGTGCTGTTGATATGAGATATTCAGGTGAAATATTTGAATTGGGAACAGGTAAAAATTATTCAATCAATGATATAGCAGTTGCTTTTGATGCATTGTGGACAGCTAAGTATATTGATGCTACTCCAGGAGAAATGAGAGAGACTTTGTGTACAGATACAAAAGCTAAAGATATATTAGATTGGAATCCAGAAGGTGATATAATAAAATATATAAAAGAGGAGTTAGTTGTTGAATAAATTGTTATTAGCATTAGGTGTATCCTTTATTGGACACATCATAGCTTGGTTTCATATGCAGGGGCAATTCAAATATGAATGGGCAAAGAGTATTTATTGGATTGCTCTTGGTGGTGTACCAATAAGTTTTTGTTTTTACTATGGGACTAAGTGGTATTATGAATACTTTGGAAACTATTGGTATGTCAGACCAATAGGATTTGGTATGGCTACTCTTGTTTTTGGTATACTTACTTGGATGATATTAGGAGAGACACCTGATAACAGAACATTGATTAGTTTATTTTTATCTGTAGTAATTATAGCAATTCAATTATCACATCTTTTCATAAAATAAATGTCTGTAACAGAATATACAGTTGAAGAAGTACCGAGGAAATCGATAGCTAAGTTTATAGAGAAACATCACTATTCACATAATGTAAATGGAGTTCAATCTCTATACCACTTTGGTTTATTCAGAGAAGGTAATTTTGGATTGCCAACAATGATTGGAGCTATGATGTATGCTTACCCATCAATGCCATCTACTGCAGCTAAATACAATCCAATCAATCCAACTAAGTGTTTGGAACTTAGAAGATTAGTTTGTATAGATGATACGCCTAAGAATACAGAAAGTTATTTCATAGGACAAACATTTAAATGGTTAAAACAATATACAGATATGGAAGTTGTGGTTTCTTTTGCTGATACACATTATGGTCATGATGGTGTGATATATAAAGCCACTAACTTTGAGTATTTGGGTGAAACTGCTAAAGGTACTGTTTTGATGGTAGATGGGAAAGAAATGCATAGTAGGTCTATGAATCAAAAGTATAGACCATATAGTAGGGAGATAAAACGGCGCTATGATAGCGGTGACGAAAATATATTTTTTAAAGATAGAGCACCAAAAAATATATATGTTTATTATTTAAATAAAAAAATAAAAAGAAAAATAAAAAAGCTTGTATGATATATGAAAAATGTTGTATATTAAAATGTAATTTGGAGAGTTATAATGAATATTAGAGAAAGAGAATTAGAACCTACAGTCAAAGATCCTGCTGATGATGTAGAGAGAAAAAGTGTCAATGGGGTCCATCCAGTTGTAGAACAAATGGAAAAGGAATGGCCCGAAATGACTACAGAATTCAAAAGGTTGCAAAGAGAACAATATGAATTGTTTTGTAGAAAACAACATGATTATGGTCCAGGTAATATATCAGTCGGTACTCAATTGATTACACCAGAAGAAGTACATTTATCACTTACAGGTCTTTGGTTTAGGATGAATGATAAAATACAAAGACTTAAAAATATGTTGATGAGTAAAAGAAATTCGGCTGTAGATGAACCATTAGAGGATGCTTATTTAGATGTATCAAACTATGGTATTATGGCTACAATAGTTAAGAACAATAAGTGGGGTAAATAATGGCTAATCATGTATGGACTAGAACAGAAGTTATTTCGGAGAAAAAAGAAGTTCATGAAAAACTATGGGACTGGTACGGTGACTTATCAGGTTGGAATGAACCACATATTCGTGGTACAGTAGAACCTATCTTTGGCAAATATGAAAAGTATCCAATGGATAAGATAGGTCCTAAATGGATATTAGTTGAGGATATGGATGACCATAATAATGAAACTCATATTACTTTCTGTTCGGCTTGGAGTTTTCCAGAAGGGTTTATGGAGAGGTTTGTAGAAAAGATGGCGGAATTGGATGAAGATGTTAAGGTAAAGTTCACAGCGGATGAAGAGAGTGATGATTTCCTAGTTGGTGGATATGGTAGTAAAAAAGGCTTTAAATGGTATGAGGATGATTCACCAGAAAGACTTTGGGAAGACGAATGTGAAGAAGAAGGTCTCGATTATGATGCAGAGACAGATAGATTTTTAGAAGAGGTTGATGATGCAGTCAATGGTATGATACAATCAGCAGAAAAATATGTAGAAGGAGAAAAGTAGTGGAAAGACATTGGGGTGAAAAGAAAACCACACAACCTAGAAAAAGTGGTGCTGAGGCTACAGAAAAACATATATCAGTACAGGATAATAAGATTTATTTCTATTCTGGTGTAAATCGAAATGCCTGTAGTGAGTTAAATAAAAAGATAAGTGAATTGGAGACAAAAGCTTTAACACTATCTTTAAATCTTGATATACAACCACCACCTATTAAATTATATATAAATTCCGGCGGTGGTTCTGTAGTTGCTGGCATTTCTTCGATGGATACAATATTGAGATGTAAGGTCCCAGTAGAAACTTATGTTGATGGGTTTTCTGCTAGTGCTGCTACATTTATGTCGGTTGTTGGTAAAAAAAGATATATGAGCAGAAATTCATATATGTTGATTCATCAGGTTTCAACTCAATTTTGGGGGACATACGCTAATTTTGATGATGAGAAAAAGAACTTAGATTTAATGATGAAAACCATTAAAGATGTTTATAAAAAGTACACCAAACTTCCTATGAAGAAATTAGATGAAATATTAAAACATGATTTGATGTGGGATGCTATAACATGTTTGGAGTATGGATTAATAGATGAGATAATATGAGTTTAAAATCTTTATCACATTCTCAATTTAGTGCATATAATCAATGTAATCTAAAATGGAAGCTTAGATATATAGATCAACTTAGTATAGGTAGTGGTAATATTTACACCATATTTGGTTCTGCTGTCCATACTGTGGTTCAGAGTTATCTTAGTGAGTTTTATGACAATACTATAAAGGATGCTGAAAGGCTACCTTTGGAGTTGATGTTGAAAAATGAAATGATAAAGGAATTCACTAAAATTAGAGAAGAACATAATGTTGATGTCTGCACTCAAAGTGAGTTGGTGGAGTTCTATGAAGATGGGGTAGAGATACTTAAAGATTTTAAAAAACATCGTGCTAAGTATTTTATGAAAAAGAATTATGAGTTGGTTGGCATTGAACTTCCTATATTTACAAAGTTACAAGATGGTGTGGAGTTTAGAAGTTTTCTTGATGTGGTGATAAAGAATAAGATTAATGGTGGGATAAAAATAATTGATTTGAAAACTGCTACCCGTGGTTGGACACATTATCAGAAAAAAGATTTTTATAAAACATCACAATTAATTCTTTATAAACAATTCTATGCAGATAAGTTTGATGTACCATTGGATGATATATCTGTAGAATTTCTCATACTTAAAAGAAAAATACCAAAAGATCCTGATTGGCCAGTAAGTAGGATGCAAAGATTTGAACCAGCTCATGGTAGTGTTACTCTTAATAAAGTTAATAAGGCATTTAATGAGTTTCGTGAATTGGTATTTGAGTCTAATGGGGATTATAATACTAAAAGAAATTATCCAGCAAAACCTGGCAACGCTTGTAAGTTTTGTGAATTTTATGATACGGAGCATTGTGAATGGGGCAAGATACTTTAAAAGTGGGGATTGTCGGTAGTCGTAAGTACGAAAACCGAAAGAAGATTAAAGAATTTATTTTTAAGTTAAAGAATGAAAAAGGTACTGATACTATAATAGTTAGTGGTGGGTGTAAACAAGGAGCTGACTATTACGCTAAGAAATATGCTCTTGAACTGGGTTTACAATATGAAGAATATCCACCAGCACATCAAGCTCATAATTTATATTGTCCACTACACGAAAGAAATTATGGTAAACCTTATAGTGTCAAAAACTTTTTTGCTCGTAATAAACAGATTGCTATTCATTCGGAATATGTAGTGGCATTTATTCCAAGAGGAGTTGATTCACCAGGTACTATGTCAACTATAAATTATGCTAAAAAATTTGGAAAAAAAACTCTTATTATTAATTAATATATATATATTTATATATGTATAATAGGAGTTATAAATGGAAGATACTAAGGTAAAACTTACATCCGTAAAGGTTATAGAAAGTCTGTATAGAGATTTCAAAACAAAAACTGTCAATTCATCTATGAATTTACAAAAACTTGTAAACAGATCAATGCATATGTATTTAAGAGAAAATGTTATAAAGGAAAATTTTGAAACATATGATGCTTTGTATGTAAGTGGGAGTCAATTCTAATGAAACCCAGTGGAATGGGAACTGCAGGGAATGATAGAATTTTAAAAGAAATTCGTGATATACTTTTGAGGATTGAAGAACATTTACTCAAAGACAACAAAAAAGTAAAAAAGAAATTATTAAAAGATTAATTTTGAAGTGAGGTTATATGGCTAAGAAGAAGATATTATTGATGTCTGATGATTTAAGAATGCATAGTGGAATAGCTACTGTATCTAAGGATATTGTTGTTGAGACACTTCACCAATATGATTGGGTACAATTAGCTGGTGCAATAAAACATCCTGAAGAAGGAAATGTTGTTAATATGGATAAAGCTATAGCTGAAATTTCAGGTGTTAAGGATGCTAAGTTAACAATATATCCTACGAGTGGTTATGGTAATCCTGATATAGTTAGAGTTATATTGGAAAGAGAAAAACCAGATGCTATATTACATTATACAGATCCAAGGTTTTGGACTTGGCTTTATAATATAGAGGCAGAAATTCGTAGGGATATTCCAATATTCTATTATAATATTTGGGATGATTTGCCAGATCCACAATACAATACGAATTACTACAGAAGTTCTGATTTATTGATGTCAATATCAAAACAAACTTATGGTATAAATAAAAGATTATTAAAACCTCATGGTTATGAAGATTGGCAAACCACTTATGTTCCACATGGTATTTCAGATAGAAGATATAAAAAAGTGGATGATGATGATAATTCTCTGTTGGAGTTTAATGATAAATTTGGGTTAACAGATAAAAAATTTAGAATTCTTTATAGTAACAGAAACATCAGAAGAAAGCAACCTGGTGATGTGGCTATGGCTTATAAATACTTTATGGATGAGTTAACTCCTGAACAAAGGGAAGAATGTGTATTGATATTTCATTGTACACCAAGCGATGAAAATGGAACTGATTTACCAAGACTGATGAAGCATTTAATGCCAGAATATGATGTTTGTTTCACACACCATATACATAATAATTCTTTTGAAGATGGGGATATGAATTTAGTTTTTAATTCAGCGGATGTTTATATTAATTTAGCGAGTAATGAAGGGTTCGGATTGGGTAGTGCTGAAGCACTTACAGTTGGAACACCGATTATTGTTAATGTTACAGGTGGATTACAAGACCAATGTGGATTTAGAGATGATGATGGAAACTTATTGACACCAGATGATTATGTTGAACTTGGTAGTAATCATAAAGGCCGTTATAAAGAACACGGAGAATGGGTAAAACCTGTATGGCCGACAAGTCGTTCATTACAAGGTTCACCACCGACACCATATATTTGGGATGATAGGTGTGAGCCTGAAGATGCTGCCATTGCTCTTCGTGAGTTTTATGATATGGGTAGAGATGAGAGAAAAAGACTTGGTGGTTTAGGTAAGAAATTTTGTGAAGAAAATCAAATGACAGCTAAAGCTATGGGACAAAATTTTATAGATTCTATGGATGGCGCTTTTGATAATTGGGAACCGAGGCAAAGATATTATATGGAGAAGATATGAAAACAAAAGTTGTTATGACAGCACCATTTAATACAAGAAGTGGTTATGGTGATCATGCTCGCTCTCTGTTTTATTCGATTATGGATAGAGAGGATTTGGATATTAAGTGTATTGATACAAAGTGGGGGGAAACACCTAGAAATCATTTAGATAAAGAAGTACCAAGGCATAAAAAGTTATTGGATGTTTTATCAGTAGAAACCAATTTAGATTCTCAACCAGATATTTATATTGATATAAGAATACCTAATGAATTTGCTCAAGTTGGTAAATATAATTTAGGTATAACTGCTGGTGTTGAGACTGATATAGTTTCTCCTGAATTCATTGAGGGGTGTAATAAAATGAATTTAAATATAGTACCATCAAAGTTTACTGCTAAAACTTTTACGGGAACTGTTTATGATAAGACAGATGATAGGAATGGTCAAAAAGTAAAATTGGGAGAGCATAAATTAACTAAACCAATTTCTGTATTGGGGGAAGGTGTTGATATTGATGTTTATAAACCATTTGATTTGAAGGATGTGAAATCAAAATTTGTGTATGATTTGGATGAATTATTAAAAAAAGAAAATTTTGTTTATTTACATGTTGGTCTGTGGGGAAAGGGTGGTTATGGAGAGGATAGAAAGAATATCTCTTTGATGATAAAAACATTTTTGGAAGCATTTACAAATGTTCCAAAAGATAAGATGCCCGCATTGTTGTTAAAAACGAATGGTTCTGGTTTTTCAATTATGGATAAACATGAGACAACAAAAAAAATAAAAGGTATTATGGAACAATTTGGAGATTTTCAAATTCCTAATGTATATTTGATACATGGGGATTTGACAATTAAACAAATGGCTATGTTATATAATCATTCTAAGGTAAAGGCTTTCTTAACTTGTACACATGGTGAAGGATTTGGAAGGCCGATGTTAGAGGCTAGTTGTTGTGACTTACCTGTAATTGCTCCAAATTGGAGTGGTCACATGGATTTCTTAAATCCATCTGAGGCATTGATAATACAGGGTAAATTAAAAGAAGTTCCAAAATCGAATGTTTGGCATCCAATAGTAGTTGAACAATCTAAGTGGTATGATGTTAATGAAGATGATGTAAAAAGAAAATTAAGACTTTTACATAAAAATCATAGTAGTATTTTAAAAAAAGCTAAGAGGCTTGGTAAAAAGAATAGAAAAGATTTTTCTTTAGAAAAGATGGCTAATGATTTTAGTAAAATTATTGATGATATAATTGCAAATGTACCAAAGCAGGTTTCTTTGAAATTACCTAAATTGAAAAAGGTGGGGGATTCTAATGAATCATCTACACCTAAAAAACTTAATTTACCAAAGTTGAAGAAGATATGAGTTTCGATGATATGAGATTGAGAGTAAAGTGTCCTTGCTGTGTGGAAGAGGGGAATGAAGAAGACACTTTAATTTTACTTGGTGATGAAAGACAAAGTATGCAGTGTGTCCATTGTGGGTATGCGTCAAGTAGTGATTATAAAGATAAATTAACTGATGATTTAGATGATAAATTCAAATCTATTTGTAAAAATATAGGTGGTAGGAATTGGTTGCCGGGAGTTTTTACAAGTGAAAATTATTATATAACGCCTGATGTTAAGGATGGGAAATTGATATGGCATATTATAACTAAGTTGGGAACGGAGTCTACAAAGGTTGAGATGCCACATTTTAGTGATGCTTTTAATATAGTAAGAACAATGGAAAGTCATAGTGGCAACGAGATACAACAATAGTAAAATAATAATTAAACAACAGACAATGACATTGGGAAGGTTGTTGCCTGGAATGATACTGACATTTAATTATTCTGTACCTAATGTTACTGATCCAAAACCCATTCTTCTTTTTTTACATCGTGATCCAAAGAAAAGAATTATAGAAGGTTTGAATTTAAATTATTTACCACCATCAAAACTTAAAAGATTATTTTATTTTATCGATTTTAGAAAGGGTGAGACTGGAATGGAAAATTTAGTCAGATTGAAAGAAGATTATTTTAGGATAAAAATTTCACACCCAAAAGAACCAACAGATATGGACAATGATAGATTTTATCATGACATAATTAAAGCTGATAATGTATTTGTTAGATCCTATCGTAGTTATAAGACACCAAAGTTATCGTCTATGAAAGTTATTTCGATACAAGAAGAATACATACACAAACCAGGTGGAAGTCCTTTTGATTAATGAAAATAAGTTATTCTATATTAACACACAATGAAGATAAGACTTTAGAGAAGTTATTAAAGTTCTTAGTAAAGTGGAAAAATCCCAATGATGAAATAGTCATATTAGATGATTTTTCAGATAATGAAAAGACAAAACAGATATTAGATTTCTATGTATCAGCACATGATATAGTATTTGAACAAAGAAGTCTATTGAAAGATTTTGCTTCACAAAAGAATCATTTGAAAGGTATGTGTAATGGTGAGTATAGTTTTAATCTTGATGCTGATGAGATGATAAGTAGGTGGATGATTCAGAATGTTCATGAAATTATTGATGGTAATCCAACTATTGATTTATTTTGGGTGCCAAGAATAAATACTGTGGATGGAATAACAGAACAACATTGTAGGATGTATGGATACAGATTGAATGAAAATGGTTGGATAAACTTTCCTGATTGGCAAGGTAGGTTGTTTAAAAATAGACCTAACATCCGTTGGGAAAAGAAAGTACATGAGATGATAACTGGATATAAAACCTATTCAACCTTACCAACAGATAAACCATTTTGTATACTACACCCAAAGACGATAGATAAACAAGTAGAACAGAATAAATTTTATAATGAAGAGATAAGTGGGTTAATTTAATATGCAAGACATGAAAGGTTATAGGGATGAATTCTTAAATGTTTTAAAGGAAACCAATAATCATTATGATACGGAAATTGTTGAGTTGGAAAGAAATGGAATAACTTTTAAGTATCATAGATGGTTACATCCAATGCAAGGTGAATGGGAATTAATTTCTTTATTTACGGATGAGATATTAAATAATATTTCTAAAATCATAAAACCAAATTCTACAGTTATTGATATTGGTGCACAGAGTGGTAATATGTCTGTGGCTTATTCTTTATTTGCTGATAAAGTTATTTCATTTGAATGTAATCCTGCTACTTATGAGGTTTTAGAAAAAAATGCAGAATTACATCCAAACATAATTCCATTTAATTATGCTGTATCTGATGATGAAGGTCCATTGAGATTTCATTATTCAGATGATGGGTTGTGTAATGGTGGTTATGCTGAGAGAACTGATTTTGGTGTAGGTGTTACTGGTCATCAGATACCTATAGATGTTTGGGGTGTAAATTTAGATAGTTTTTTAGAAAAAAATAGTTTAATTGACAATGAAGTTTCTTTAATAAAAATTGATACAGAGGGACATGATAAAGACATTTTAAAGACTCTTGTTGATATAATATATAGAGATTCTCCTGTAATAATAACGGAAATCTATACTGGACTGAACTCTATAGAAATGCGAGAAATGATGAATGTCATTAATAATATTGGTTATACAGCTTATGATGAAGTTGCTAATAAATTAGACATAGAAAATTTGGGGGATGAAGTGGTCTTAATGGAAAATGATGAATTACTTTCTGGTCATAATTTGATTTGTGTGCCAGATAAATTAGAGGTTAATTATGATACCAAATAAAATGCATTTTGTTTTTGGTTTGTCTGAAGATTTTGGTGGTAAACCGTGGAAGTTGTGCCATTACCTTTCAGTCAAATCGGCTATAGAATTAAATAAGCCAGAGAAAGCTTATCTTTATTATAAACATAAGCCGAGTGGTGAATGGTTTGAAAAAATAGAAAATGATTTGGAGCTTGTAAAGATAGAACCACCAAAAGAGATTTTTGGAAATCCACTTTTACATGTAGCACATCAAACTGGTGTGATAAGGTTACAAGTTCTTTTAGAAGAGGGTGGTATCTATATGGATGTTGATACGATATCGGTGAAACCATTTACTGATTTGTTGGAAAACAAATGTGTTTTGGGAATACAAGGTACACCTGATGGAAATGTTGAGGGGCTTTGTGATGGTGTTATTTTGGCAGAAAAGGATAGTGAGTTTCTTAAACATTGGTTGATGAGTTATCAATCACATAGGTCTAAAGGTAGAGACCAATATTGGGCTGAACATGCAGTTCAAATGCCATTTATATTATCAAAGCAATATCCAGAACTTTTACATATAGAACCATATAGTAGTTTTCATTATCCACTCTATCATTCCAACGAACCTACTGCTAGTCAAGTTGGTATTAAGTTGATGTTTGAACAAGATATACAATTGGATGGTGCTTATTGCCACCATGTGTGGGAATCTATATCTTGGGATCCTTACTTAAAGGATTTATCAGTTAAAGAGATAATGAGTAATGATACAACATTTAATAGAATTGCAAGGAGATTTTTATAATGAAGAGAGCATTAATTACGGGTGTAAATGGTATGGATGGAAGTTATCTTGCTGATTTACTATTGGAAAAGGGATATGAAGTCTATGGTATGGAGAGGCGTTCATCAACAAAAAATAGAACTAATACAGGTCATCTTGAAGGTAAGATAACTTTCGTTAATGGTGATTTAACAGATCAGAATTCATTGGTCAGAGTATTGAGGGAGTCAAATCCACATGAGGTTTACAACTTAGGAGCACAATCATTTGTTGGGGAGAGTTGGAACACACCAGAGCAAACAAGCGATGTTAGTGGAATGGGTGCATTAAGAATGTTAGAGGCAATCAGAGAGTATGGTAAAGATGTGAAATATTACCAAGCGTCAACATCTGAAATGTTTGGTAAGATGGTAGAGAATCCAGCAAATGAGAACACACCTTTCTATCCTCGTTCACCTTATGGAGTTGCTAAACTATATGCTCATTGGATGACAAAGAACTACAGAGAGTCTTATGATATGTTTAATGTAAGTGGTATTTTATTTAATCATGAATCAGAGAGACGTGGTAAAGAATTTGTAACTCGTAAAATAACTGATGGTGTCGCTCGTATCCATTTGGGATTACAGGATCATATAACATTAGGTAATTTAGATTCAAAAAGAGATTGGGGATATTCACCAGATTATGTAGAATGTATGTGGTTGATGTTACAACAAGATAAGCCAGATGATTATGTGATTGCGACTGGAGTAGAACATTCAATACGAGATTTCTTAGATGCAGCTTTTAATTGTGTTGGTGTTGGAGATTGGAGTCACTATGTAAAACAGGATCCACGATATATGAGGCCTGCTGAGGTGGATGTTTTGTGTGGTGATTCAACGAAAGCCAGAGTTGAATTAGGATGGACACCAAAAACATCATTTGAAGAAATGATAAGTCGAATGGTAGAAAATGATATAGGATTATTATCATGAAATATAATTTAGGTGGTAGAGGAAGAGGTACAGAATATATTCATGTGAATTTAGAGGATGATTGTGATGTAAATCATGATATATTAGATTTAGATGGGTTCATAGAAGAGGATGGTGTTGTTGATGAATTTTTTCTTGAACATACATTGGAACATGTGCCTATACCAAAGTATAAACAATTTTTATTGGATATGCAAAGGAAATTAAAAGAAGGTGGTAGTATTAAAGTTATACATACGGATGGTGGATATGTGATTAAATTATGGATTGATGGTAAGTTACCATTTAGGTCTATGAAGAAAACATTATTTCCACCTGCTGATTATGTAGCTTGGAATCCACTTATGGCACATCAGAATATGTGGACAGATGTTGATTTGGCTAAAGACTTTAAAGCTTTGGGATTTGATGCTTATACATTTGACGCTGGAGAATGGCAGTATGATTTAACTGATGAATTTTATCCAGAGTTAGAACCACAGTATTGGGGAACACCCATAAAAAATTTGGGAGTGTTGGCTGTAAAAGTTTAATATGCGTATTCTATTATTTTCATCAGATTCCAAAGGAATTGCATATTTAAGTCCAATACATGTTGAATTATTAAAAAGAGGGCATGAATCATTTTTTTTATATAATCCAAATAATCTCACAGCTTATCCGAAAAGTGAAATGGAAAAATATATGTATGATTCTAGTGGAACAGAATATGATTTTAAAGGAGAGTTGATATCAGATACGCTTAATATACCACTACCATTTAAACCACAATATTTGATTGTGCATAGAGAAAGGTGGGATCCTGAACAAAGCGTATTGAGAGAGTTTAAAGAGAAATTTAATACAAAAATAATTTTAGTTGAAGTTAATACTCAAATAGCTAATGTGATTGAATCTAGATTGGAAGCAATATCAAGAACAAAATATCCACAAAGTGATATTGATTTATTTTTTGACCATAGTGATTTTTGTTTGGAGAATAGAAAAAAGTTGGTTGATTTTGATGGTTTCGATAAATCTATAGTTGTTGGCAACCCTTGTTATGATAATAATATATTGGGTGGTGTAAATAATGAAGTTTATGAGAAGTATGGTATAGATAAAAATAAGAAACAAATTTTATTTTATGGATTGATAAATATGGATAGAAATATAGCATTTGAATTGCTAGAAAATTTATCTGATAAAATAACTGACGATTATCAAATACATTATAAACCATTTCCAGGTGAACCATTTAATTCTATGTGGATGAACGATTTTCTGCCTGATTTTAGAGTGAAGAATGTTAATGTTATTAGAGACCATTTTGATTTGTTTTCTATGTATTCGATATGTGATATACATATAGGAGTTATTGGTTCGGTTATGTATCCACCGTTACTTATGAATAAAAAAGTAGTTAACATAAATAATCATTGTACTTATTTGGATAGGGGAAATGATGTAAATGTTTATTTAGAAGAGGATTCTGTTGGGGCGGGAGATGGTTCTGCTAAATTTTGGATGAGAGTTCATGAATTAGAAACGATAGATGAATTTAAGAATTTAGTTGATTTTGATAGAATAGAATTATTTAAAAAGGACAATGAGAGAGTAAAGGATATAATTAATAAAGGTACATACAATTATGATTATGATTTGAAATTTTTGACTGATGAGTCAAAAAAAGATTACTCAGAATTATTAAAATTATTTGATGATTATAATGATGGTATGGCTTCCAATCGCATAGTTACATACTTAGAGGAAAATGAACTTAAATTATTATAATAATACAGCTACAATGGTTGAACACAATGGTACTAAAATATTGTTTGACCCCTGGTTAGTTGGTAAGGCTTATTATGGATCTTGGACATCTTATCCAGAGTTGGACATTGATATGAAAAGTTTTGATGATGTTGATTATATACATATTTCACATATACACCCAGACCATTGTCATGAAGAGACTCTTAAAATGATATCAAATGATATTCCTATTTTGATACATAATTGGGATAACAAATTTGTAAAGATGAATTTGGAAAGAATGGGTAAAAATGTAATAGAGATGGAACATGGAGATAGTTTTAAATTATCAGATGGTTTTGAACTTTATGTTTATGCTGCTGATGGTTGTGATCCGAAAGAGTGTTTTAAATTTTTTGGTTGTGGTAAGATGACACCATTAGATAAGTCAGTTGGTATAGATACATTTTCAGTTTTAACTACTGGTGATAAAAAAATAATTCAAATAAATGATTGTCAATTTCCATTAACTGAAAAAACAATTACAGATGTTAAAAGCAAATTTGGTGATATAGATTTATTATTGGTTGGATACACTGGAGCTGGTTCTTATCCACAATGTTGGATTGATTATTCCGATGATGATAAGATAAATAAGTATGGGGAAATTAAAAGACAAAAATTTTTAGATTGGGGAATGGGATTTTTGGATATATTAAAACCCAAACATTATATGCCATATGCCGGAACTTATACTCTTTGTGGTCCGATGGGTGAGCTGGAAAAATTTAAATGTACACCAGAACTACCTGATGCGTTGGAATATTTTACCAATCATTATGGTAGTGGTGGTTTTTTGTTGAATCCGAAGGAATCATTTGATTTAGTAACAGAAGAGGTTTCAGCTGAATATCAACATTATGATGTTGAAGAGAGATATGATTATATAAAAAACATTTTGTCAAAGGAAAAGCTTGACTATGATGATGATTATGATGTATCTTTATATGATGTTATGGAATTAGTACCAAAGGCGTATAAAAGATATGATAAAAAGAGAAAAGAATTATCCTTTGTTACTGATATAGACATATATATAGATTTACCAAATAATAAATTGTTGAAAATTTTTGGTGATGAAAGTGGTTATGATGTGATTGATTACACAGATAATCGTGGAAATCATTTTTCTTATTCTTTGAATCCTAAATTATTTTACAGATTGTTGAAGGGTCCAAAATATGCACATTGGAATAATGCTGAGATAGGTTCACATATAAGATTCAGTAGATATCCTGAGGTGTATCAGAGAAAGTTAACTTATTCAATGAATTTTTTTCATTCATAGGGGAATATTTTGTTGAAAGATATACATAAAAAAATAGTTGATGAGGTTTTGGTTGAGGGTATTGCTAAATCACATATATCCGAAATTTTTACCAAAAAGGAAAAGGATTTATTTAACAATGTTGTGGATTTTTATAATGATGTATATTTACAGAATCCACAAATCATTGAACGAATGAATTTATTAGCTAATGGAACGCCCATAAGGGATAAATACAAATGGTTTGAGATAACACAAAATGAACTTTTGGGTAGAGGTTTGAATCTTAATGATGGTGATGTAATAAATATATATTTAACAGATACATTGATAGATATGGCTGAGTATTTTCATAGAGAACAACCAAAATTAAGAAATGTATTTTCATACATACATTCTCAGAATCCATTTAAAGAGGAGTTGGGTTCACAGGCCTGGCATCGTGATGGAGAGGATTTTCGTATATTTAAAGCCTTTATCTATTTGAATGATATTGGTCCTTCGAATGGTGCTTTGAATTATATTAAGAAGAGTCAATTTGGTGGAAAGTGGGCGTCAATTACTGATAATATTATAGGTAATAACTATGGTAGAGGGTGGCCTATTTATTTTGAACCACCACAAGAAGATGTGGCTACTGCTGAGGGTCCGGTTGGTACGATTTATTTTGTTAACACACATGGATTACATAAAGGTGGTATGGTTAATGAGGGAATGAGATGTATGTTATCTGGTTGTTATTTGGGGGAAAACGCTTATACGATAGTTGGGGAAAAAAGTCCTGATTTTGTCAATTTTAATAAGGAAGGAGTTACAGAAATTGATTATCGGTCAGATGAGTATGAAATGTTATCCGATAAACAAAAGAGTATTTTAAATTAATGAAGAATATAGAAAACATAATAAATGATTTAACAATCAAACCAAATTTTATACATAATGATTTTAGCGATTTTATACCAGGTAGAACTCCAGTATTTTATTCTGGTCCTTATTGGGATGATGAGGAAGTAAAAATGGCATTAAAGGGATTTTTAACTGGTAAGTGGTTAAGTTCTGGTGAATATGTACATAGGTTTGAAAAGAAGTTTGCACAAAAGTTTAATACGAAATATGGATTGATGGTCAACAGCGGTAGTTCTGCTAATTTGGTGATGATAGGTGCGATTAAAAAAGTATTAGAATGGGAAGATGGTGATGAAATCATTGTATCACCTGTAGGTTTTCCTACTACGATAGCACCGATAGTTCAACATAATTTAAAACCTGTTTTTATTGATATAGAATTTGATACACTTAATTTTGATGTTAATTTGATAGAGCAAAAAATAACTAATAAGACAAAAGCTATATTCGTATCACCAGTTCTTGGTAATCCACCCGATATGAAAAAGATTATGGATTTGTGTGACAAATACAATATAGAAATTATATTAGATAGTTGTGATAGCATTGGAACTAAGTGGGATGATAAATTATTGGTGGATTATAGTATAGCTTGGAGCTGTTCATTTTTCCCATCACATCATATAACTACAGGTGAAGGTGGAATGGTTTGTAGTAATGATGAGAGAATTGTATCTACGGCAAGAAGTATGGCTTGGTGGGGTAGGGATTGCTATTGTGTGGGTCCTGCTAATCTGTTACCTAATGGAACTTGTGGTAATAGATTTGATAATTGGTTGCCGAATTATGATGGTATAATGGATCACAAATATATCTTTACTAACTTAGGATATAATTTAAAACCATTGGATTTTCAGGGTGCTATTGGATTAGCTCAGATGAAAAAGGTTGATGAGATTCATATCAGAAGAAGACATTCAAAAAAAGTTTTAGGTGAAATGTTAGAGGCTTTATTGGATGTAAAAGTTCCAAAAGAATTGCCAAATGCTGAAACATCGTGGTTTGGGACTCCTATTATTTGTGAAAATAAAGAGTATAAAGATAGATTGGTGAGTCATTTAGAAAAGAATAAAATACAAACCAGAAATTATTTTGCTGGTAATATATTATTACATCCTGGTTATTCCGACTTAGATGAGTGGGGTGATTATCCATTAAGTAATGAGGTATTAAATAAGGTATTTTTCATTGGCGCTGCTCCACACTATACAAAAGAAGTTTTTCTTTTTATAAAAAATGTTTTAGGGGAATTTTGATGAAGGATTTACAATCATCATTGAAAGAAAAAGGCGAATATGTAACTCAGATAATTCATTTTGTGGGTGGAGTTAAGAGGACATTTGAGGGTGTCTCTACTTCAAAAATTAAACAAGGTCAAATGACTAAGTTGGAATTGAAAGATGGTCGAATTGTAATGGTGAATGATGCTAATGTTCTTTGTGTAGAGGTTTTTAGTGAAGAGTAGGTTGATATTGGGTGATGGTATATTGGGTTCGAAGTTACATGAGTTAACTGGTTGGGACTATATTAGTAGAAAAAAAGATGGTATCGATTTTACTGATTTTAATTCTTATTCTGAATACATATTATCTTATAGTGAGGTTATAAATTGTATAGCAAATACCGATACCTATAGTGATGATAGAGAAGTTCATTGGGATGTTAATTATAAAGGTGTGGTGGATTTGGTTGATTATATTTCTACAAAGGCCTGTCATATGAAACTTACCCATATATCAACTGATTACATATACACACACAGTGTTGATAATGCCTCAGAGAGTGATGTTCCTGTGCATTGTAATAATTGGTATGGTTACACAAAATTATTATCTGATGCTTATATTCAATTGAAGTTAAAAAAGTTTTTATTGCTCAGAGGAACACATAAGGAAGAACCATTTATATATCCTAAGGCTTGGAAAAATCAGAAGGGTAATTTTGACTATGTTTCTGTGATAAGTAAACTTTATGTTAGGTTGATAGAAAACGATTCTTATGGAGTTTATAATGTTGGTACAGATGTTAAGACAATGTATGATTTAGCTAAGAGAACTAAGTTAGATGTAGAAGCTGTTGATGGGATTGGTATGCCGGCTAATGTTACGATGGATACTAATAAGTTGAGAGGAGTTTTAGATGTCAAATCTTTTATTTAGTCAAGGAGGTATATCAGATTCTACTGGACTTAGAGGTGGTCAAATATCACACAAACTTACTGGGCAATATGAACCATTGATTTTAAATTATGGTGATAATATTAATGTAAAAAATAAAATTATTATTGTCATAAAGTTGATGTGGAATAATTTTGATTTATTAACACACTTAAAAAATAATGGTAACAAGTTAGTTTTTGATGTCGTTGATTTGACTGATAAGGATAAATTCAATCCAAATGAAAATAAAGAAGTTCCTAATTTTTTACCGAACATCAGAGAAGATTTTTTTGATGGGTATATTGTAAATAACAAAAGGCAAAAGAGATGGTGGAGAGATAATGTTGATTATGATGAAAGTAAACCAATTTTTGTGATACCACACCATTGGGATATGAGATTTGAGTGGTTTCCGAAGGGGTATTATAACGAACCATACTTTTACTTTTTAGGTACAGATGCTTCTGAGGGTAACAAAAATCAGAATTGTTTACATTTAAATGAATTACAGAAAGAAGGTTTTTTAGATGATTGGAGAAAGGGTGGTCCTCCAGGAGTTTGTAGAATCTTTTTAGATAGTCCGTTAAATGGTTGTCAATTGAGTATTAGAAAAAAGAAATCTTGGGAATATTGTATGAAACCAGCTACAAAGTTGTCAACATCAGCAGCTATGGATTCCGTATTGATTACTACTAATGATTGGACCATAAGGGATTTATTATCAGAACCATATCCTGATTATCCTTATTTGTTGGAAACATCTGAATATGATGAGGTTGTTGAGATGATAAAAAAGGTTAAAAAAACTTTTGGTAAAGAGGAGTGGAATTTAGCTAAAGATATAATGCGAAAAGTTAAAAATGATTTATCTATAGATAATGTAATAAAATATTATGAAGAAGTGGATAAGTATTTTAGTAAGTAGGAGTATGATATGTTTGTGAAAAATGATAATGAAACCTATATTATAGCCGAAATAGGTCAAAATCACAATGGGGATATTGACATATGTAAAAAGTTAATTGATCAGCTTGTTGTTTATTCATACGACGAGACTACTGGTGATAGGTTAAATACTATAAATGCTATAAAGTTGACAAAGAGAGATTTGGGTGAGGAATTGACTGAAGAGATGATGGATAGTCCTTATTTGGGTCCAAATTCTTTTGGAAAAACTTATGGTGAACATAGAGAGTTTTTGGAGTTTACTTATGAACAACATTGTGAGCTGTCAGATTATGTACGGGGGAAGGGTGTTGATTTTGTTGATACATTGTGTTCGCCAAAAACAGTGGAGTTGGCAAATATGACTACTATTGATAAGATAAAGATAGCTTCAAGAGATGTAACCAATATACCTTTGTTGAATGAAATTAGTAAGACGGATAATGATATTATTTTTTCAACGGGTATGGTTGGGGAGCATGAGATTGATGTTGCTTTGGATATATTGGATAATAAAAATAGAGAGATAAGTATATTACATTGTTTATCACAATATCCAGCAGAGTTTTCTAATTTAAATTTATTGTCGATAGAGAGATTATATGAAAAGTATGGAGATAGATGCACCATAGGTTATTCAGACCATTCGATTGGGTGGCATATACCTTTAGCTGCTGTGGCTATGGGTGCTAAAATAATTGAAAAGCATGTCACCTTAGATAAGAAAATGAAAGGTACAGATCAAATAGGTTCTACTGAACCACATGAAATGAAAGAGTTGGTGCACAATATCAGAACATTTGAAAAATCTTTGGGTGATAAAATTGTTTTTAAACATGAGTCTGTGGAGTTAGCATCAAATAAATTAGAAAGGTCTTTGGCAACTAATAAACTTTTACACATTGGGCATGTTTTGGATGAAAGTGATGTACATATGATAAGTCCTGGAGATGGGATGAAGTGGGAAGAGTTAGGTGGAATTATAGGAAAGAAAGTTCAGAGGAACTATGGTAAAAATGAGTTGATAAAGGTTGATGATTTCAAATGATTATCTTTGTTGATATAGACGACACAATATGTTCAGGTGATTATAATGGAGACTATGGTAATGCTGAACCAATTTATGAGAATATAAATAAAATTAATAAGTTGTATGATGATGGACATCATATAAAGTATTGGACTGCGAGAGGTAGTGGAACTGGAATAGATTGGTATGAAGTTACCAAAAAACAATTAGATGAGTGGGGTTGTAAACATCATGAATTATCAGCTGGTGAGAAGCCGGTATACGATTTATTAATATGTGATAAGACAAAGAGGATAGAAGAAATTTGAAGGATATTAAAGATATATTATTCATAGTTCAATCTAGATTAAATTCTGAGAGAGTTCCCAAAAAGATGATTAAAGATTTTGCTGGAACCACATTGGTTGATTTAGTGTTAGAGAAATTAGTTAACATTGACATTATACCGAATAATCAAATATATTTGTCGGCTAATGAAAAAGAACTTATTGATGTTGGAAATAAATATCCAATAAATATATTTGAAAGAAGTTATGAATCAGCAAATATAGATTCTGGCATAGATGTGATGTTTGAGTGGTATAATAAATTACCATTTAAGTATGTGGTTATGGTAGCTGGATGTAACCCACTTCTTAAAGAAGAAACCATTGAAGGATTTATTGAATCATATATCCAATCAGATTATGATGGTATGTTTGCTGTAATAGATAAGAAAGAATATTTTTGGAATAAAGAAGGTATTATGTTGAATGATTGGCCAGAGGGGCAGGATTTGTTGAATTCGAAAGCAGTGGAATCAACTTATCAGGCAGCTCATTGTTTGTATGGTTCTTTGATGGAATCAATAGGTAAAGGAAAATGGTGTGGTTCTTGGAGAAAGAAAAATGATCCAGTTTTATATCCAATAAATGGTTATGAAGCATTCGATATTGATTATCAATGGCAATTTGAAATAGCAGAGGTAATGTATGAAAAAAATAACATTTTGTATACCGAGTAAAAATAATTTAAGGTATCTAAAAACTTGTATTCCATCTATAAGAGAGAATGCTTACAGAGATGATCATGACATTTTCGTTTTTGTAGATGCTGATGAGGACAACACTGTTGAGTGGTGTGCTGATAATGTTAAAAAATATAATTTCACATATGACATAAATCCAAGACTTGGAGCAGATTTATATGGGATAGGTAAGGCTTATGATTTTTGTGTAGAGAATTCAAAAACAGATATATTTATGATATTTCATGCGGATATGATGTTGGGTAAACATGCGGACTTAAAAGCTTATGAACATTTAAAGAAAAATACTGTAGTTTGTTCGACTCGTATAGAACCACCGATACATCCAAATGCTGGGGAAAAGATATTAGAAGATTTTGGAATGTGGCCAGAAGATTTTAAACACAATGAGTTCAATGAGTATGTGACTGCTAGGCTTGAAGATGATAAGGTAACTAATGGTATCTTTGCACCTTGGATGATGT